ATCAATTTGAGCATAGGTATAAAACTGTTTTAAATAAGCAAGCTCAGTTGATAAATTTTCATAGTAGTTCATTGATCGTAAACCTTTTGTTAAATAAATTGGTAATTCAACGATAGTAACCATAGTATCAGCAGTTACACACCCGCTACCGCCCGCAAAAATATTAAGTTCTCCTCTACTAAATCCGCCATAAAGTATTTTGTCGAGACTTGGCCATCCTGTGCTTACCTGCCCGCCGCTGTTAAAATATCTATCATTGCGTTCTTTGGGATTGGCAAAATAGTCTGTGCCCATGTCTTTCTGCAGACTGATTTGAACTGCGTCTTTGATTAACTTTTCTACTGGGCTAAAGTCACCCTTATCCAGCATGTCATAAGATTTTAATATGGCTCTGCTGAGTTCTTCCTTCTTAGTAAATGACTCAAATTCTTCCATAAACCAACTGAGATTGCCTTCGGGCAAATCATCTAATTTGTTTAATTTTATATTAGTTGTCGCTGATATTTGTTGATGTAATGGCAAACTGCCGTGAACATCATAATGAGTTTTGATAAATTCTGCCGCAGGTTTTAGGCTTTTATCAAAATTTTCTGGATTATATATATTCTGAACACGCACGAATGATTCAGCATCATTTAGCATCATTTCAAGAAAAAGTTGTTGTACTTGGATGTTGTAATCGTTTAGCAAGTTGCTTCCTTTTTATTTCAATTTTGTATCGGTTAGTTTCTCTGGCTCGTAATATAGTTAGTAAAGTTGCCATTTTGCCCAAGATAATTACGGCATCATTTACATCTTTAACTCCTACAGGCCACTCGGGCATACTAACTGCCCACCCTAATTCTATTGCTTTATCCACCAAAGCCATGCCAGCTTTGTCTTGGTCAGGTACCACCGTTATAAGCCGGCTCATACTACGTATTAATTGCGCCTGTTGAGCATTTATATCGTTGTGTAACACTGCCAATCCGTTTATAGCCAATGCGTCAAATATCCCTTCTACCACTATTGCATGTTGCCATTCTGGTTTTTGTAAATCACCGCCAAATACATATCCTGGCTGTGTGTCTGATATGTATTTGGGTATTCTATTGTCAATGTATCTGGCTGTATTGCCAACCATTGTGCCATTATGTGTGAATGGTATCACTATACGTTTAGATAGTCTCCCTTCCCCATCTGGACTTACCATGTAGGGGTAACCAGTACTGTCTATCCCCCGATGCTCTAGATACTGAATATAACACAAATGATTGGGATTTTCAATATCTATAAGTTCCAAGCCGGCAGGCAAGTCACGCTCTTCAAATTCTACAGGTCTAACGATGCTCTTGTTGTTTTCCAACATGCCATGCATAGTTCGATGTCTTAGACTTTCGATGTTGATTTGCTCTATGATCATTTGATCAACTCCCAACCATTCCAACATCTGGCGAGCTTTAAAAGTCACACTGCGTCCCAGTACAAAGCTGGCTGTAAAGCCACAGTTAAAACAATGATAAACGAATCCGTTGTCTGGGGTTGGCTTCAATCCACCCCGCTGTCTGCGGTCTTGATTTTCTCCGCGATGTGTACAGCAAGGAGCGTTGAATGATATCCAACCAGAGCTTGTGCTTTTTCTTTTCGCAGGCAAGAAAGAGGTTATGTCAATCATAGCTTATTATAGCATTTATTCTGCTACAATACAAGTCTATCTGTATAATAAATTTGTAACAAATCCTGTAGATATTATCGGAAAGGCGCCTTGATTTGCGGCTGGAACTGGATAAGCATTGGGATTGATACCGCCCGCTGGTATGGGCCAATAACCAGATCCGCCATTTATAACATTGATACCAGTTACAACACCGTCGCCGTTTATAGTTGCTTGGGCGGCTGCTCCGGATCCATTTCCTAAAATAGCTATATTAGGAGGTGCCAGATATCCGTATCCGCCGTTGGTCACTACAATATCAGTAACTACTCCTTGGTTACAGATAGCATAGGCCAGAGCCGGAATTCCTGGTGGTTTGGGAGTGGCTATTACGCTGTTATTAAAACACAATCTCAATAATGGATACCAACCTATAATATTCATGTATATGGTTTTAGTTTCATTATAATACGTGTGGCTTTCTGTTACGTTGTACCAAAGACTTTGATAATTTTGAGACCATTGTGCTTTGATAGTACCAGTATACCCTATTAGATCCATCTGTACTGTAGTAACATAATTTTCTGGTTTGATAAAACTAGAATAAAATTCAGTATTGATAAATGAAGTATAATACCACTGCCCGTTGGCATTGGCTGCCCACCCACCTGGGCCAGCGTAGTCAGGGACATTTTCATAACCAGCACCGTCTAATGGCCCTTGTGCCGCTAATTTATTTGTGGGGATAGTAAGGAAAGCACTAGGAACAAACTGCGGATACACACTATTGACCAAATCTACATCGGCTCTTGCCCCAGCTTGAGCATTTACAAATGTAGCTTGGGTAAGATTTCCGCTTTGTACTGATATAGAATAAGATGCTGGTTGGGCTATTAGTTCTAGAGTATGTGCTGCCGGAATATATACTTTGACCTGTCCAGTCGGAGCATTAAGTATTGACATTGGCTCTTGTAATAAAAGATTCGTTCCCTGGGTATCTGTTAATCGGAATGTGAATGTACACCCGGTAACATTTACTGGTTTTTGATCTTGGTTGACAAAGCTGAATAACAAAACATTGTCAACCCCTAAATTAATGGTGAGTTTCTTTGCGTACACTGGGCTATACCTCGCTGTAAAATATTGTCCACTCGTGTCCATTAACAATACTTGCGTTCGTTGTTGATAGAGATAGACTTGTGTAGAATACATAGCTAGTATTTAGCGATTATTAAGCCACAATATTTTGAACATAAATACCCGGTGAAAAGGAAAATGACAAGCTAATGGGTGCCGAATTATTTGAAAAACTAACCGAAAAGTATCCCTTCATTACGCTTTGTGTTTATGCTAATCAAGAATATATAGGAATTATACAAAATCGTGACGAGGTCATAACTACTATCTATGATTTTGGCAGTATTGCTGACCTAGAGATCAAAAAAGAATTCTTAGAATTAGCCAATATATGGTGGTGGGAAAGCAATAGAACCATACCAATCAACATTTTTTTAAAGATGGAATGGCAGCCTTTTAGGCATTATCTGCGTACATTTATCAATAAAGATTTAGAAATACTACACGGTCCTGTCTGTAGTTTATCTGAGTTAGCACAAAAGAAAAGCAAAAGAAAATCTATAACACTTGTTCGACGGATGCCTGACTAAGAATATTCATGTGCAATACTACTAAGGCGCTGTAAGAAATTGAATGGGCCTTCTTGAACACAAAACCCCGACTATCATCACCATCCCATACAGTTTCAAAAACTTCAGACCACGGGCGGTTTTGTAAGTGTGCTTTTCCGGGTCGTATAATAGATATAAAAGCTGCCATACGAGGTAGAGTGTCCGGTTTCATCGACTTCAACAATTCTGCATAACTTCCTATATGAACTAGTTGACTGACCCAGTCTGGGTCCTGCCATAGTCTAGCCCAGTCAGGAGTTTTAGCCAGCATTTCTTCATAGTGTTCAGGTGATTTTATCAGTTGATATACTGACATGTTCAAGAGATCTATCTTAAAATATCCTCTTTCTTCTGCTTGTTCGTAGTCTATGGCGGCACAGCCTAGTATGGGGTCGTATGGAATATCAGTAGGGTATACTCCACTATTATGCCGTCTCGCTGATCCCTGTCGTGCCGGAATAACATCAATTAATTTTAAAAGTTGATCTCTGTCGGCTAAGTCTAAATCAATATCAGCACTCATTACCAGCCTGCCTCTTTCAATATTTCTTGCGCTTGTATTCTATTTGCCGGGTCTTCTTTAAGTTTCTTTTGCCAAATATCGGGATCAATATAGGGCCACAAAATACTCTGTTCTTGTTCATTTAATTCAGATAAGAACCTCTGTCCAGATTCACAATTATACAACACCCAAGGACTTATGCGTCCTGCGGTAACGGCATAGGTTATAGCGTTGTGGTTTCCATATCTAAGATAGTCCTGCGGATGGCTATCTTTTTCTTCTGCCCAGTCTATGCTGTGTTCAATGGCTCTAGCTACTGCGTCTTCCATAGTTTCCAATTTTAGATAGTACAACAAATACTCTTCATAGACTGTATCTTTACACCAATGGTCTATCTTTTTATTCTGCTTTAGTACCCATTCTGTAAATCGAGCAGGATTAATGGCTTTGACTGACACACAATAACGACCAAATTTTACAAATGCTTTATAGTAAGGACTCTCGGCAAAATCATCAAATGTCTTTAACTTGGCGCTGCCTTGTGTCAACTCATAAAATTTTAAATAAGCGTGGAATCCCAGCCGTACTCCTACTTCATCTCGTTCCTGTCTTCGACGTCTAGGCTCACAGCTATGAACTGTGAGGCTGGTTTCTTTTATAAAGTCTTTCTTACAATACTGACAAGTATATTTCATTTCTTGGTGTCTTGACCCAACAACCGTAGATAGTCATCTAAGTCTTTTTTGCTGTTTATCTTGGCTAATACTTCTACTTCGTCTTGTTTGAGATGAGGGAATAGATCCGCTAATTGTTTTTTGATACCAGTAGCTTCTTTTTTCTTTGTGCCGATCCACGTGTGACGTTGTAGTCCCATGTTTGGACTAACACTGCTAGCCATTAGCCACTGTAATTGCGGATGCCTACTACATGCGTACCAGTGTTTGTTAAGTCTCTCATTAGAGGAGATTAGATAAAATTCTTGTAAATCTTTACTGCCTTGTACACTGCTACCCCATCTTATCATCAGGAAGTTGCTGAATTTTTTCTTTTCTTCAACGGTGAGTTCATTATAAAAGTCACGATTCTTTTTATCAAATTGTGCCATTTCATAAGTTATGTTTAGTTTGTCCACTAGAACGCCTTATTATAATCTATAATTTCACAGTTACGACTGATGTCCTTTACAAAATAAACACATTCAGGATCTGGGTCATCACTTAAAGGAATACAAAGTAGCTGTCCGTTTTTTATCTTTGGGGCATACCACGCTACATCTTGATAGACATCGAGTATTTCTACTTCTAAAAAACTTGGACGGAAGCTGGTTAAGGGATTGAACTGATAGGCCTTGAATCCTCTGTCGTTTAAAGCTGACAAGGGAATAACTTCTAAGTCTCCTAAATCTGGCTCGCCAATTAACAGTTGCCAATCTACCGGCATACGCACTCGATGTTCTCCAATTCTTAGCACTAGAGCAGGAGCATTAAAACTTTCCAAGAAGATCAATGGTATGTACATATAGTCTGGATCTTGGGGATTACTATTATCTAATATGGCAAAGCGCATATCATCAATCTCTTCGGGCAAATGATCTAAATCATAAGCAACATTATCAAGGGTTAATATTCTAATTTTAGTTCTCCTCATAAATAAGAATATTAATTACTAAAGGGTCATATGTTTTTACAAAATAAGTATTCATGTTGTTATTATAGCATCATTAACAGAGTGAAGTCAAGAGAATGATTTTAGAAATTTATATACTGAGGTTAAACCAGGGCACTTATCTCGACTATTATCAGGGAATCTAAAATCTACAAAAGGCTGGATATTACTTCCACTCTAATTTCTCCTGGGTGTAGTTGTATTTAGCTTCTTTGTAAAACTGCTTTCGCTTAGTCAAATGTCGTCGTGCGAATTTACAAGTGCTGGTTACGTCCCAGATCTGAACAAAATCTTTGTCTTCGGCTTTGCGTATGCCACGACCGATAGACTGAATGACACGAACGAATGACTTGCCAGGTTCAATAAGAACAAGATTAAAAATACGAGGAATATTAATACCAACTGCAGCCACTCCATAAGTTGCGATAATAATTTTATCGCTAACATCTGCAACTTCATCATAGTGTTCTTTGCGTTCATCTACTTTCATATCTCCGTGAACAAAAACGCTGTTAGGTAATCGTGAAACAAGTTCATCACCACATTCACGGCGATCAACTAGCACAAGTGTATTTCCTGTAGCATTGACTTGTGTTATTAAATTTGCTATAGTTTTTAATCTGTCTGGTTCTTCTAATAAAAACTTTAATTCACTTTGATAATTTGTAAATTCTGCA